AAATTTATTAAGTTTGTTTTTATAGCTTCTTTTGTAGTAAAGGTTGAAGTAAAAACAGAGGGACTAGAAAAAGGAAGTTTGACACCTACTGCTTTTCTAGGTTGTAAATCTAAAGGATTTATTTTCTGTACATTAAACGCCATTACTAAATTCCTACTCTATTTTTATCTTTTTTGTTAGCTGCATCTAAAACTGATTTGGCTTTAGATACGAAGTCTAGTTTTGTAATATCTATACCAGGCATAGGTCCAGCTGTCTCTCTTACTATTTGATTAGTCATCATAGATGCAAAATTAGGCTTTTGGACACCTGCTCCAGTGATATTTCTAGCATCTTCTCCTGTCATAGATTTAGCAGTATCCATAAGCATTTCCTCTAATGGAACAGTACCTGGGTTAATCCTGCCAGTAGACCAGGTCTGCTTTATATCCTTTTGCTTTACCGGTTTGTACTTACTAGTGTTAATATCTTTTGAAGAGGATGGAGTACTGGCTATCTTTACTGCTTCAGTTAACATTTCCTGTAACTCTTCCTTAACAGCAGCTTTAACTTCTTCTCTTATGACTTTACGTAGTTCGTTAAGTTTCATATATATAAATAGTTTAGTTATGGAAGTTGATTATCTATTCTAAATTTTATTTCCTGTAAAAGTACTTCTGTAGACGAACTAAAGGATTTAGGACCTTTAAGTACCTCTACTCCTGTATTATCAACAGCAACTGCAAATCGTCGAGGAGCAATTTCAGGAGAGTCTGGGTCGAGTTTTATCTGTAGTTTCAGAACTTGTCCGTTTGGTGCTGTATGAAAGAACTTAGCCTGTTCTTCATTATCTGCTACTACACCCAAAATTTCCCCTTTAGGGCCGACAGTAAACTGTTCACTACCTGCTATGCTGCTGTCTAATGTTTTTTGAAAATCTACTAAAGTTGCCCGTAGTCTACTCTTTATTGCTTCATCTTCACTCTCTCCTATCTGACCACCAGTTAAGCTACTAGTTCCTAATCTATCAATAGAACGAAAGAGTTTATTATAGGCATCTAGTTCAAATTGATTTTGCTCTACCCACGGGCCTATTGGAGGTGGTCCAGTGTCTCTCCCGCCTCGTTCATCAGAAATATGAGACTTAGTAGATACCCATCTGTTTCTTCTATAGCTCACTATATCGTACTTTTGGTACCCTCGGGGAGAAGTCCATTTACCTCTATATTTTTTATCTGTTGAAAGTAGGACTGGTCCTATAGTGGAGTATATATAGTCTCCATTTTCATCTATTAGTCCAATTGCTTTTAAATTGTCTTCTGTTGTGACTCCATTGGCTACTTCAGAACGCAGAGCATTTTCTATATCACAACCTTTTAATACAGTTTCAGCTCTTCCTATAACGTCCCTAATATCTCCGATTTGCTGACTAGGGGTCTCTAATACGACCACTATACTGTCGACTACTTCTTCTACCTGTTTTAATGATTCCTTAAGTAAGTGTAGAAGATCAGCATACTTAGTAGTAATATTTATAGGTAATCCAATTCCAGGAGGTACTGCTTGAGGTATAGGAAGAGTGAGAATAATCTTCTTAGCTGCTTTAAGAGCTTTGACTACTACTTTAAGTTTTTTAGGAAGACGTTGGAATTTTTGCAACTTTTTATTAGCTTTTACCATCGTAGTAGTAAGCTCTCTTTGCTTTCCTTTTAACCTATTATTTGCTCTTGGATTAGGGCATCCACTTAAACCTAACTTATCTTGTAACTCTCTAGTTGTATCTAAAGCTCCACCAGAAACCTGCCCAAGTAGTTTACCTACTATCTTAGCAACTACTCCTCCTAATCCACTATCTGGTATATTTACGTAAGCCATTATTCAGTATATACTTTTTTAGAAAGCAATTGGTTAAGTTGCTGTTTAAGAACAGGTATAAGAGGAAGAATAGAATTTGATGTGGCTATCATTTTTGCTATTGCTGCTGGAGGTGCTGGAGGCATAGTAGCCATACCTTTTACTAACGATTCAAATTTAGACAAGAAATCGTCTAGCCAATCAATCGAAACTTGACCTTTCATTACAGGTTCTACTTCTTTGAAAGCTACTTTACCGAGATAGATTTTTTTACTGTCTAACCCAATATAGTCATCAGCATCTAGACCTATTTCCTTTGCGTTTAAACCTATTTGTTCTGTAGCAGAAATAAATGCTCCTTCTTCTTTAGCATTAAAAAACAAACGACCAGAGTTAATTAATACCTGCATACCCTTATATGCATCAGCTTTATCTGGTTCATTTTCTAAAGCATCTCTTTTTTCATTAGCTTGTGATAGTTCTACAGAATGATCTGATGTAAGGTAAATAGAAGAAGCATCATCATTTATATTTTCTAATATTGCATCTAAACCATCTTCAGTTTCAATTTGTCCGTTACGTAAAATGGTGAACGGTGACATATTATTAGATTTGTCTGAGATTTCGTTTGAAGCAAATTTTGTGCCTGAAAATCTTAAAGAACTGCCATGTCTACTCTCGATAGAAATATCACCGGGAAACAGCTGTAGATTGTTACGTTCAGACTGCTCGGAAAAATCATCTCCAAGATCTACATCTCCTTCTCCTGCCTGGGCAACATCGGGGTATGCGTTATGATGTATATGATTCCAAATAGGAACTATATCGATCCAGTACTTAGTTGTTGGTTTTATTCCTGCTTTTCTATACTTCCAAGAAGGTCCATTTATAATTAATACCAACTCGTTTTTTAAGGGTAGTTTTTTTATATTAGTAGAACCGCAGTAGGCAAATAGTCTACCACCTTCTTCAGATAAATCGGCAGTTTTAGTAGCATCAACATACTCTACTCCATAAAGAGCGGCTCCTTTACCTTTTTTATCGTACAGAGGATGGAAGGCATCCATTACTATATCGGTTACTCTTCCGAAAGTAAAGGTAGTGTTCTGTAATTGCTGTTGTGAAGTTCCGCCTTTAGGTGATGATAAGCGTGAACCAAGATTATAATTCACTGCCATCTTCTGTATCAGTCTCTTTTTCGGTTTCTTCTAATTTGCTGTCTAATTGCTCTTGTTCTTCTAAAAGATCTTGCAGTTCCCCAAAGTCAAACATTTCTCCTGCTCCGTCTCCTTTTGCAGCTGCTGTTTCTATACGTTGAATTATTGTAGCTAACTTTATAAGCTGTTCATCATTCTTAACTCCTATCTCCATATATTCCTTTATCATAGGAACAATAAGAGTAGCATCTCCTATATTTTCTATAAGAGGTTTAAGTTCACCAATCAATGCTTTTACTTGGGCTCTCGTCTGAGTAGAGTTATCATGTATCTCACCGAAAAGGTCGGAAAGTGTCTTACCGTTGAATATTTCTTTATCTAAACTCATATAAGTAAGTTTATAATAAATAGATTAAAGGTATTTATTGCCTAACAATCCTTTTTCGTAGTATTTTAAATACTTACTACTAAACTTGCTACGTAGAACATTAATTACCTTAGTTAACTGCGGAGTCTCACAATCTGTCATCTCCCTAACATAGATATAAAGTGCTTTTTTCTTAAAGATATCTAAGTCATACCTAGTTTTAAAAAGTGTTAGTACTGCATCTGCTATTCTCTTATCACTATCCTTAAGAAACAGATCATCAAGCTCTATATAAGTCTCCTCTACCCAATCATCTAGGAACTTACTTATAGTAATCTTTGCAGGACTATCAATATCTAGGTCTTGTTCATAAGATTCCTCTATATCTGAAAAGGGACTAATCTGTTTTAGCTTTTTATAGTTTTTATTATTATAGTTTATAAGCCATCTCTTAACAATGGTACCAAAATAAGAATATGCTTTAGCGCCATTAGTAGGATCAAACTTCATAATCTTCTCCTCTAGTAGAATACTAACAATTTCATGCTTTAAGTCCTCTATTCTATCCACATCTGTGTAGTAAAACTTAAAAGTATGAATAATATTCTCAGCTAGTTTATAAAAAGGTAGATAAATATGATCAGTAAATATTTTATTTCTATACTCCTGATCAGTTGAGTTATTGTATTTTACTATGTATTCTTCTGTTTCTTTTGTAAAGTAATTAGCCTTCGCTCGTTTCCTTGCCATAATTTTCGGGGAGCATATATCGATTTAGCTCGTCTTGTACGTATTTCATTTGTTCGAAAAAGTAACCGACCTCATCATCTGACTGAAATACCCCACGTTCGTCTAGGTTTGACAGGTGTTTTCGACCTTCATCTAAGGCCTTTGAAATATTCTGGAGATATTGTACTTGGTCTTGTACAACATCTTCATATTTTTCTACTTTTTGCAGTAAGTTATTTAAAATATAGAGTAAAATTAATAAAATAGCAACTAAAACACCGATAGATACTTGATAATATATCATTTTTATAGATTTTTTAACATATTAGTTAATCCTTGTGAAGAGTTAACACGTTTTCCTGTAGATGATTTAGTTTTTAGAGTTTTAGGCATTGAAGTCCCACCATTTGCCTTCCACATATCATATTCTACCTTGGAGGCAAGGAAGTCTGCACTGTGAAGCACTGAGATAATAGAGGTTTTCTGTCTAGAAGATTCAACATTGCTAAAGAAATACGCTTCATTAGCTTTATCAAACACACCATCATGACATCTAATAGCTAAAAACTCCTTTTGACTAACTTTTATACCGAATTTCTGTAAGATAAACAGCGATCTATCAGGAATTAGCATAAAATCTAAGTCTGGGTTGAAGGTATACATCTCTGATAGCTTATCTTGACGCCATTTATCAGTCTGAGGTATGTAATTAGGCTGTTCTCCATCACCTAGTTTACCTAAATCGTGAAATAATGCGGCAAAGACAAGTTCTTCCATGGTGTAATCAATAGTTCCACCCATCTCCTCGTATAACCTAGACTGCTTTACCGCATATTCCACTACTCTATTAACATGATCGACGTATCCACCTGCAAAAGCACTATGATACCAAGACTTACCACTAGCAGGAGCCATAACATACGTATCTTCCATGTGAGATATCATAGACTTAACCGATTCTTTACGGTCTCCTATGTAAGTATCTACAATCTTAAGATGTTTTTCGTAGTTTTTTTGTATTTGTTCCGCCGATAATGACATATTAGATTAATTTTATAAGTTATTAATATATATTTATATACTTATATATTATCATTTATATATTTATGTAATTTTTATATAATATAAATTAAGATAATAATAATTTTTTAAAAGATCAACTATTCTACAATAAATTTTACTAAAATTTCTCTTCCTTTAGTATCAATCCCTGCTTCCCACCATACAGTAGCAGCAACTTCTATAGTATCTCCCTTCATTTCTGGAGGGAAAGGGCCTAAAATACGTTTTCCTGATGCTCTAGTCTCTGAATATTTAGAAAGCATAACTCTATCAGATTGTACTATAGGTAAAATATCATTACCTAGCTTCCAAAAAGTGTCTGTTTCAAAACTAGCTTGAATAACTGGAGAATTATTATACCAAAAATCTCTATTAGTAAGACTAGCATCTACTAAAATATTAAATCTCGGGTAATTTTCACCGTTCCAATCAAGATCTATATGATAATACCCATTAGAATCCAGAGTTCCCGGTACTTCAAGTACAGCGTTACATGAATTATCCATACAGGTATGGTAAGAGTATTCGTCTACAGTACAGGAACAAGTAAGAGCTAGTAAGAGTAGTAAACCTAGAAACATATTAATGTTAGTAGGATT